TTGATTCGAGCGCTGAGACTCTAGCGCCCAGCCCAAAACATGCACTTTGGAAAACCAAAATCCCTGTCCTCCCTTACGAAAATAAAGCTTGCATTTTCCAGCACACTATGCTATAATGATTATAGTAACAAATATATAGTGACTCAGAAAGAGAGGTAAAGATATGTGTAAGAAAGACGAGTTCAAAGGATTCAACTGGGAAAACGGTTTATGGGTTTCACGCTATTACGCAAAGCTTTATTATCCTGATTGCGTAGCAGTAAAAGTAGAAGGTGGCTACTGTACAATGACACCTAGAGAATATAGAATATGGAGGTCACAGAAATGAATCACGAATAACTGGTATTAAAAGCGGTTTTATTATCAAGGAAATACAACAAACAACTTAATAAGGAGACATTACTTAGCAATTATGCAATTGCTTCGGATTCACTTCTCAAAGTGGCTATTGATGAAATGATTCTTAACCACTTAGAAGAACCCGAATTCATTCCAGACGAGCCAGCAGACGAATATGAAGCAGAACCCGCTTATTACGAATACGAACACTATAACGACTATCTTTGGAACATGTAAAGGAGTAAACACAATGAATTTAGATGCAATTCAATCCATCATGGAACAGTTAATAGAACAAACTTGCTCAGATAATCTCAGACTCTATCGCAATGATAGAGACTGCTGTATTGAAACAGATGATGGCGAAACATTTTTGGCATATATAAATGAGTTTGGATGTATAACTTTAAATTCGCATTTCACAGGTTCAAGGGTTATTAATGGTGTTACTAGCACATCAAAAGTATACATTTCATTGAGCACATTTGAAACTGCATTGGAATACAACATGATGCATTATTTTCCAGACTATATCGACCGTCTTAAAAATGCCGCATTATGGGTGGATTAAATATGGCAAATATAAATTTTCAGATTGAGGAATTCTTTAGAAGAGATATCTACAAGTTCTTAGAGTTGATACCAGCAAGACACTATGAAGTTTCTGTTATGCCAATTCCCGAAACAGGAGAAACAAGCATTTCCTTAATCTTTTATGGAGGGCATTTGATACAGGAAGAAGCTTACAGACTTAGGATATCTTATGCAGATATTATTGGAGTGATAAAACCCGACGGTTACTTAGACGTAATGTATCTACAATATCTACTTGATACTTTCTTAACCATGTCAAAAGAATATAGGAGGAATCTAAAATGATTGAAATTATCATAATCGCTTTAACTGCAATAATATCTCTCGCAGTATACCTAATCGGTTGCTCCATAACCGCACAAGTTATCAAGCACATAAAAGACAATTTTTAAGTTAACTGTTACACCTGTTCTATACATTATAGAGCAGGTGTATTTTATTTACAAACGTCCTGAAATATGATATAATAGAGTATAGCGACAAAGGAGGTGAACAAATGAAAAAGAAGATTGTGATACTAGGATTTACGCGACAGGAATACGCAATAATTATGTTGGCATTAAGAAATGTGTTAACACGTGTAAACAGTGACCAGCAAGATGTAGCACTATCTTTAATAGACCGGATGTATTCTAAAATTGATTGTTTTGTAGATGCCGACGAATTTTATAAGGAGAGTAAGCCATGCCAAAAAGAAGAAAACGATTAACAGCAGTAGAAAAAGAATACCGTAGAATCCGTAAAAATTTGCAGTCATGGGTACGTGCAGAAAACCGTCGTGGATTTATCTACGATACAGAAAAGCTAATTCCTAAAATTCCTAAGAAAATTACTCGTGGTTCCATAAACCGTCTTAAAAAACTGACACCAGAAAAACGTCGCTCTTACGCAACTGCATATGTTGATTTTAACACAGGTGAAATATTTACGCCAAAAGAAGGACGCAAACGATACAGACAAGACCGTAAGCTGTATCAGGAAACAGGAAATATGGACGTGTTTGCTACAGCACCAGACATTTCCAGTGTTATACTAGAAAATTTTTATGACCTCATTTCGTCCTATGTTTTTGGACGTTGGGATAGACGAGTTACAGACAGACGTGATATGGCGAAAAGTTGGATAGACAGAATCGTAAATACTTACGGTGCAGATGCGGCGGCACAGATGCTAGAAGAAGGAAAGCGTAAAGGTAATTGCTATCCGCCAAAGAAGCATATGACGCAATCCGACTGCAAGCATCATTGAACGAAATGCTAACATATTTGAAAGTACCAGAAAATGAAAAAAGGTCATTCATGGAAAACGAATTTTATGACGAGGAATAGGACGGTATAATCATGCGAATATTTTCGTGCGACTTTGAGACAACTGTAGATGATGATACAAAACAACAAACGAGTACGGAAGTATGGAGTGCGGCTATTGCAGAACTGTATTCAGATTTTGTTACAGTCTATAATAATATTCATGATTTTATTAAGTTTTTTCATAACCTTTGTGAAGAAAAAGTAATTGTTTATTTTCACAACGTAAAATTCGATGGGAATTTTTTGCTTAACACACTTATGGATAATGGATATAAATTCCATCATCGTGAGAAACCATATGAGAAGCTTTATAAGGGTGAATTCGACGCAATCATTTCAGGTCAGAATCGTTGGTATTCCATTACTGTCTGCACAGGACGGACATTAATAGAAATACGAGATAGTGCAAAGCTTATGCCAATGACGCTAGCACGTATGGGAAAAGCTTTTAATACGAAACATCGTAAGCTAGAAATGGAGTATAAGGGTGAACGTCATGCCGGAGGTTTGATAAAACCGGAAGAAATGCAGTACATAATAAACGATGTTTTGGTACTGAAAGAAGCTCTTGAATTTATGCTGGATTCTGGGAATACGCGATTAACGATAGGTAGTAATTGTATAGCCGAATATAAAAAGTGTTTTGATAAAGAGCAATGGAATGCAATGTATCCAGACCTTAAAGCAATTACACTTGACGAGCAAGCTTATAAATACCCAAACGCAGACGCATATATACGTCGCTCCTATCGGGGAGGATGGTGTTTTTGCAATCCAAAATATATGAATAAATGGATAGACCTAGACGGCATGACATATGATGTTAATAGTCTTTATCCATCTGTTATGCATTCTAAGAGCGGAAATATTTACCCTGTAGGCAAGCCCACATTCTGGACAGGCAATAAAATACCCGAAGAAGCATTGAAAGAGAATAGAGTATTTTTTGTGAGACTAAAAGCACGGTTTACAATAAAGCCTAACCATTTGCCTACGATGCAGATTAAAGATAGTCTCATGTATAAGTCCACGGAATGGCTAACCTCTTCGGACGTTCAGTTTGGCGATAAAAAATATGCATATTATTACGACGCAGACGGAATACTGCAATTAGCATACGCAGAATTTACGTTAACCAGTCTTGATTATAAGCTATTTTTGGAACATTATGATATATACGAAATTGAGATTTTAAGTGGATGTTATTTTAATGCGGTTGCTGGTTTGTTTGACGAATACATAGACAAGTATATGGCTATGAAAATGAATTCCGAAGGTGGGGCACGAGAAGAAGCAAAGCTTTTTCTTAACAATTGTTACGGAAAGCTTGCCACAAATGATGATAGCAGTTATCAGGAACCGTATTTAGACGAGGATGGAATACTCAGGTTTATTTTGCATGAAGAACACAATAAGAAAACGCTTTCTATAGCACAAGGTAGTTTTGTAACCTCTTACGCGCGTTATTTTACAATAACACATGCACAAGCCAACTATGATAACTTTATTTATTCAGATACAGATAGCTTGCATATGTTAAAATGTGAACCAGACAAAATTGTAGAGCATTCCTCCAAGTTATTATGTTGGAAATTAGAATCAGAATGGAGCCGTGCAAAGTTCATACGCCAGAAAACCTACTGTGAATTTATCCGCAAGGAAAACCATAAAAAAGTAACCCCGCACTGGGAAATTAAATGCGCTGGGATGCAAGACCGCACGAAACAGTATTTGCTTGCTACAAGACCTATCTCCTGCTTTGATTATGGATTAACGTTAAATAGTCAATTAAAGCAGAAGCAAGTGAAGGGAGGGGTTCTTTTGGTGGATGCAGATTTCACACTTTACAAGCAAAAAGCGTACAAGCCGCCGAAATCTTTTGGCAAAGTGCTTGACAAAATACAGTAAATCATGGTATAATGAATTGTAACAAGTTAATAGGCCAAAACGAAACAATAGGCACATGAAAGGAGAGGTGAGAATATGAGAGGTCATATCACCAGAACATTCAAAATCACAGAAGCTACAATCGCGTATTTTGATACGCAGTCAGGACAGGTTGTAACCCTTCCTGAAAAGATTACCGGAAAGAAGCTGGGGGACACAAAGAAAATTCTTAAAGAAGCAACAGCAAAGTGGCCTGAACATGAGGGCAAGCTTATCTGTCTTGGAACAGCAACAGTAGAAGAGACAAGAGCCATGAGCGAAGAAGATTTTATTAAGAATTCTTTTGTTGTACCAGATGGAGACGCAGAAATTAAGGAAGCTTTCGGCGTAACGGAATAATCAGTTATCAATGTTAATGAATATGACAAATAAGGAGAGAAAAGAAAATGAGAGATTTAATTAACACCACTACCGACAAAATGATGCTTTACAACGCTCGTACTGTAAACGGTAAACAGATGCAAGACTTTGTGGGCGATGAGATTTCCGTAACTGATATCGTTCAGTACGAAACCGAAAGAAAGAACACAAAGGAGCCTGAACTGGGAGTATGCACCGTACTGTTTACGGCAGAAGGAGAAATGTACACAACTATGTCCCCTACGGTTAACGATTGTGTTCAGAATCTGGTAGACATTTTTGGAGAACCTAGCGCAGAACACCCTATCAGGGTACAGATTGCTTCAGGTAAATCTAAATCAGACAGAGAATTTTTACAGCTTAAAGCTATCTAACAACACATTTTTATATATCTGCAATTATTAGGGGCGTGAAAACGTCCCTATTTTAATATAAGGAGGAGTGCATGAGCAAGTACTATGACATATCCAGATTATTGAGTAAGAAAGACTTGAACGGAAAAACACCAGAAATATTTATTGTAACAGGAAACCGTACAGCCGGGAAAAGTTTTTCAGCAAAACGAACAATTTTCGAAGATTTTTTGAACGATAATAAGCGTAAATTTATGTTACAGTATAGATATAACTACGAGCTGTCTGATTGTGAAAACTCTTTTTTCAGCGATATTTCTCAGCTTTATCCTTCTGATTTTGAAATGCACGCAAAATCAGAAATGAGGGGTGCTTACAAAGTTTTGTATCTGAATGATGTAGAATGCGGTTTCGCCACTTATCTTAATAATTCTGACACAATAAAGAAAGTTTCGTCTCGCTTTATAGAAGTGGAAAACAGATTTATGGATGAATTTCAATCTGAAACAGAGCACTATTGCGATAATGAAATCTCTAAGTTTATCAGTATTCAAAATTCCATTGCCCGAGGGTTTGGTAAACAGACTAGATATGTACGTAATATTTTATGCGGAAATAACGTATCCATTTTGAATCCATATTACAAAGCGTTTGGAATTCAAAAGCGGCTGGAATCAGATACAAAATTTCTGCGTGGTGATGGTTGGGTATTGGAAGTAACAGAGAATCAGGCCGCAAAAGAAGCGTTGCTTTCTAGCGGGTTTAACCGCGCGTTTAGTGATTCAAATTACGTACAATTTGCATCGTCAAACAAATACATGTTGGACACCTATTCGTTTGTTCGCAAATTGGAAACCAAAGACAAATATTACTACTGCACGATAACCATAAACGATGGAGTTTTAGGAACCGCAGAAAACATAGGTGTATGGATAAACAAGGACTGTCTTTATTTTTCCAGCAAAGCAAACGAAAAGTTTAAACTCAAATTTGCCTTTGATTGCAACTCCCATTTTGAGGATACCTATTTACTCTCCCAGCTTTCTGAAACAGCTATGTCATTCAAGCGTTATTACAATGCCGGAAAAGCGTGGTTTGAAAATGTGGATATCAAAAAAGAAATGCTTGACATATTGTCATATTTATGATACACTTATATTGAGTAGGAGTGTTTAAATTTTGGTAGACTGCTGAGGGAAAGCGGTAATACGCTGGCAGTCCCATACCGGCTTGCAATCCCGCATTTCGATTTTTAGACGCTCCTATTTCTTTAAATGTGGGATTGACGAAATAAGGGAAGGAGAAAGACGCATGAATGAGAAGCTTTTGAGGATGTTACGGCGGATAGCCGGAACAGAACTTGATGAAGGTGAAGTCTATGACGAAGCTTTTATCGGTTCCGCAATCAATGAAGCGGCGGCTTATTACAGTGAAGTAGAACGTGACCGCGACAGAATCCGCGCACAGTACATTAATGACTTTACAAAACCCAGCGTTGCTGAGGAAGAAGTTATTACAGATATTGTGCAGAATGAAGAAAAGAAAGAAGTCCCCAGCATTAAAATTGAGGATTACTTAAACCTTTAAAAGGAGGAAGAACAAATGGCAGTAAAAAATGCAGTATCTAATGTTCCCGCATTGCTTGCAGACTTTAGAGCAAGTCTTGCTGGTACAGAATATGAAGGACTTTTGCCGGAACCTGTAAGTACCAACATCCGGGAATTCGGCGGCACATTAATGAACTATGAACCTGTTATGAACCGGTTCTTTGACTTTTTGGTTAACAAGGTTTCCTTTACTAAAGTTAACAAAATGTACTTTACGAATCCTTTCGGCTTTGCAAAGCGTGGCATGATACCCTTTGGGTACACAATTGAGGATATCTGGGTTGACATTGCAACAGCGCATGCTTATGGCGAGGACACAGACCCTTGGGCGATGCTTAAAACCGAAAAACCTGACCTTAAAGTGGCTTACCACAACCGTAACCGTGAGGACTACTTTAAACAGACCATTTGGAGACGGGATTTACAGGCGGCGTTTTATTCCGAAGAAGGTGTTGCGTCTCTGGTGGACAGAGTAATAAATGGTATGTACACCAGTAACGATGTTGCTGAATTTGCTTACACTCTTGCTCTGTTTGTGGATTACATCGACAGCGGCAAGTTTAAACTGGTGCATGCTGACGAACCGACCGATGAAGCAAGTGCAAAGAGCTTTCTTACCGCTCTTAGAATTGCGTCTAATACATTACGTTTTCCTACTCGTTCCATGAACGCCGCCGGAGTTATGAACACAACGTCTCTGGAAGACCAGCGTCTTTTCATTACTCCAAAAGCAGATGCTGTTACCAGCGTACAGGCTCTTGCTTACGCGTTCCATATGGACGAGGCGCGTTTCCTTGGCAGAATCACGTTGATTCCAGAGATTCCGAAACATCCTGAAATAATCGCCATCATTGCGGACGAGGAATTCTTGAACATTTATGATAATCTATTTGAAGCAAGTGATTTCTATGACCGGGAAAAGCTGTCTTGGAATTATTGGTTACACGTATGGCAGACCTATTTCCTTTCTCCGTTTCATAATGCCATCGCGATTACGACTGCGGCTCTTCCGACAGTTACCAGTGTAACGATTGCTGGTTCCGCAACATACATTCCGGGCGGAAGTTCTGTTTATACCGCAACTGTTACCGGAACAAACAAACCGTCTCAGGCGGTTATGTGGTCTGTTCTCGGAAATACATCTTCCAGTACGCGAATGAACGATCAGGGAGTTTTGAGCGTAGGAGCCGAGGAAAAAGGAAATCTTACTGTTTACGCTACGCCGTATTTGGACAACTCCGTTCACGGGGAGAAAGCTGTTACTGCGGCAGGTGGCTGAAAATAAAGGCGGTGCATGAACATGGAATTTATGACAGATGTAGAAACAAGAGCAATGCAATCAAATGTGTTCCAACTTTTAGGGTATATTCCCGTAGCTGAAAATCGTCAACTTTATTTTACGTCTGAGTCAGATAGAGATAGCTATTTTGACGGTAAAGTGATAGCTGGTAATTTTACGTTTAAATACATACGCGAACACAGAGCATTACAGGTTAACTACAATGCGGAAACGTTACTTGCATCTAACTATATGCGGTTCAGAAACACACAGTATAACGGCATATGGATGTACTGTTTTGTGGATGCCATTGAGTATGTTAATCCTAAAACATCTTTGATACGCTTTCACTTAGATGCTTGGCAGACGTATTTTAATAACGTAGTAATACGAGATTGCGACATTGCACGTGAACATGCACCGCGTGGTTATGCTTACAATTACAATACAGTTGTGGAACCGGTTGATTATGGTGATTATGTTATCAATCAGGAAAGTGTATTCACTCTTGATTCGTTATCAGAAGTTAACACATATTTGATAATTTCCACAGCAGACCTTGTGCATTCTGGTGGGACAGAGGACGAGGTGATTATAAAAGGTGCGCCCGGTTGTGAAATAAACGGACTACCATCTGCGGCGGGTATTTATTTCGTGGACGAAAATACATCAAGTTTGCGTGACATATTCGCAAGTTTAACAGACTATGCGTGGGTAGCACAATCTATCATTTCTGTGTTTCCTTTTCCCGCAGACTTTGTCCCAAAACAAGGTATTTTTTCAAGTGCCATGGGATTTCGAATCGGTGTGTGCTACGGAAATACAAGTCCGAGAAAACGTGTCATTGATATCAACTGGCAGTCCATGTTGCCGGCGTACACTCAGAAAAAATTGTACTGCTATCCGTATAGCTTTTTTGAGATAGTGATGCCGTCTGGAAATAAGGTTGTACTTAAACCGGAATTAATAAACGGAGCCACGTTATCTATTTCCATTACCGGAAGTCCGATACCGGATGGAACACTGTTAGCATCCGCGAACGATTATGATGGGAACATAAATAACAGTGATTTACTCAATGCTGGAACCAGCTTTTCAGGATTCCCATCATTTCCAGTACAGAATAATCAATTCATTTTGTCAAAATCACAAGCCGTAAGCACCAACAATTTAGTGCACAGCCAGAATCGTACAGATATTGTTATTGGCGCAATTTCTGGATTAGCAAGTGGAATTGGTCAGGCCGTTTCGAACCAGGGAGACGCTAGCGGAATTGTTAACGCAATTGTGAATACGTTTCAGAGTGCAGTTAGAGAACAGCAATCATCTGAGAGAGACAGACAAAAAATCGATATGATGCAAAGTGCTATCGGACTGGCTGGAAATTCTTCTGGTGGAAGTGAAGCGGTGTTAATGGCTGTAAACGGTTCCCTTGATGTAATCATTCGTGCGTATACAGTTAAGCCAGAATTTCGTTCTAAGTTACAAAGCTATTTCGATGCGTACGGGTATAAGTCTAATCGTATCGGAATTCCGTATTTAAATAATCGTCCTAGATTCAACTACGTGAGGTGTAATACCGTTAACATTTATGGTAATATACCAAACGAGCATTTAGAAACCATAAGAAGCATGTTTTTAAACGGCGTGACATTTTGGCACGATTATGAAAACGTGGGAACTTATGGAAATAATGAATAGAAAGGAGGGATAAGATGGGGAGACGCAGTATAAGCCGTGACCCGCTCGGTCTGTGCGGTATAGGGTATGACCAGAAAATTATGAGTGGCGTAAATCGAGATTGGACGTACTGGAATTATCTTAGATATCTTTACGTTTTAGCGATTAGCCGTTTTAAGTGGAATAATTTGCCTGACACGGTTTCAGAGCGGGTGATAGAACAGACGCTAATCATGAAAGGTAATTGTCTGTTTTTCGAAAATCCGGTTATAGGCATGGTAGCCCTTCCTTCCGCAAACACAGGAAAATTTAACATTTACAACATTCCTAGAATTCGTCATGTTAATACGGCAAACGGATACCATACTGTACGGTATGAAGATAACAGTGTTTTGGTATTTAATGATGCGACCTATTCTCCGTTTGTACCAATCATCGAATATTATGCGCAAAAGTTGGCGCGTGTGGAACTCGCAAAGGATGTAAATATTACCTTGCAGATGAGACCTAAAATTATTCGTACGAACAAGGACAACGAGAATTCGATGCGTCATATGATTAATAACACGCAACTCGGTTTACCGTATATTTTTTACGATGATTCAGACGAATTCATTTCTGAAACTGACAAACCGGAAGTTCTGGATTTAAGTACACCAATTATTACGGAGCCGCTTGACAAAACAAAAATGGCGATTCTTGGGGAATATCTTTCATTGCTAGGTTACAACAACATTTCCGTGTATAAGGCGGAACATCTTACTGTAGACGAGGGTAACGCAAACAATGAGCACATTATGGGATTCAGAAATAATGCTTTGAGAAGCCGAGAAATTGGTGCAGAACAAGTCAACCGAATGTTTGGAACTAACATAAGTGTAGAATTTGATGCAAATGCACTTGCTAAAGTTGATGGAACTTTACAGCCTAGCGATACCTCTGATAGAGAGGGGTACGGGACAGGCGAGACAGAAGAGAAAGAGGGTGACGAATAATGGCATATTATACAACAACATTACGTGACATAATTTATCATTATTCACAGGACAAAAACCCCGAAGCTCTTGCTAAACAAAACGCTGGTGAAGGGAGATACCCTTTCTTTAAACCAGAATATGATGTGCCTGTTTGGGAACGAATAGCAACAGCCGAAAAGAGCATGATTGACAAAAATATTCGGTTCTTCTCTGAACAAATGAAAGATGATTCTTCCAGCTTTTTTGTACTGACAATTTGATGCGAGAAATTGAGTACGAAAGTGTTACGATGTTTTTATTACGATTTAATGGTAACATAAGACGCGTAATATGGAGATACAATAAACTTTACGAAATCATGCAGAAAGATTTTGACTTGCTAAATTCATTTTCAGACGAAACTAGCCGCTCGGTTAATGAGGGAGAAAATACCGAAAACTCTGGAAACATGCACACCAGCGCAACAAACACCAACAAGAATGTGTATGAGGACACACCGGAAAGTGCTTTAGGGAATGAGGACTACGCTACTAACATAACAACAGACAATGGTAGCGGAAGTAGTGATTCCAATTCCTCTGATAAGGGAGAACGTAAACGGGACTTGACAGAAACGGTCACTCATAAAGGCTTCACTATTCCACAAGGAGAAGTACTCAAGCGAAACCGAGACACGTTACCTGATGTGATTGGGGAAATGGTGAGAGAGGTAAGCCGTGGACTGTTTCTCAAAATTTTTACATTTTAGAAGGGAGGTAATAATATGGATAACGAAAAACCGAAAAAAGTGTGCAATCCTCCATCGTGGCTTTCCTTACCGTCTGCGTGGGATTGGTCAATTTCGTTTGAGGAAAGTCTCGGAAAAATCCTGTACAACGTAAATGTGATTGTGCAGTATCTGGAAGATTTACAAACGAATTACGAGGAATACACAGATAAGGCAATTGATGCTTTACGTGTAGAACTCACGGCTGTGATTGACCAGTTAAGAGATTATCACGACAGAACTCTTGCAGAATTACGTACATATGTAGACCAGCAAGACGCATTTTACTGGAATGAGCATATTAAAGACGTGACTAGAATCGAGGGAATGATAACAGATTTACGGACGTACGTTGATGCTAATTTTAAGGATATCCGTGATAAACACGCAAGCGATGTTGTTAAAATCTATGCTGATATGGATGTTATGAAGCAGAACTTAACTGCTTATGTGGATTCGAGTATCGAACGAACAAGAGGGTGGGTACAGAAAGAGTTAGACAAACTGCGGCTGGAAGTGGACGAAATTAATGAGGATGGATTCCGCATCGATAATCCCACAACAGGTTTACGCGACCACGTTGGAAACACTGTTACAGATGTGTGGAATGCTCTGAGAGATCACGCAATTACTGCGGCTCAATTTGACGAGTGGTTTGAAGCGTTTGGAAACGTGGGAACTGATTTCCAGAAATTATACATGACAGCCATCGATTTTGATGTACAGGCTTATCGAATCATGTACGAAAAATACAAGCATCGGATTTACAATCCCATGACAGGAGAATGGGGGAGAATTCAGACAGCCGTAGAAGATGTTGCCAGCATGAATAATGAAATGTGTTTAACAGCTAGTGAACGCGATAACATTTTACAGTTTAACGATGCTGACTATAAGAAGTACAATGCAACTGCTTACTTCTGGGACAGAAATTCTATTCAGATTTTTGATACAAATAACATCCAAACGATAGAACGTTCAGCAAATGGATTCAAAAGAAAGTTCAAAATTGCTGGTTTATATGATGCACCAGAAGTTACGGAAGGAACCGTTCCATATCTTATCAAAGCAGACCTTCCAGTAACAGCAAAACGTATAGATTTAATAAACGCTATTGTAGCACCAGCATTAAGCAATAGCGGAACTTACCAAACAGAATCCAGAAACTATGTGGAAAGCGTAGAACATAATTTATGGGAAGTTGACTTTAACGTAAATGTGTTAAACGTTACAGTGGAAAACGATTTACACATCATCGAAGCCCCGGTAATTATGTACATCGAAAATGTTGCTCTTAAGGGAGGGATAGATTAATGTTTACAAGACAGACTCCATATTACAAACTCGGAATTTATAACAAAATGGACGCTCCGTATCCGAATGAAGATTGGACTGCGAACTTTTCAGAAATCGACACGAATATGAACAGCAATGGAACACTTGCGAATCGTATTTTGCAAAGGGCAAATGAAATTATTGTCAGAGTTGCGCAGATAGTTTCCATTAATGTTAACATGCGTGAACAGTTAACCTTTGCAGAAGCAAAGTTTCACGAACATGACGGAAACGCAACAACTGCTGTCACGGTTGCTACAAATGCCGCTACACTTGCTAACACTGCTTTGACAAATGCAAACAATGCAACAGATAGTGTAAGTAAATCGGTCACTCTGGTTACGCAAGCACAGCAAGCAAACAATAACGTTGCTATTTCTATTTCAGGCTTAGACCAGAGAATATCCGCTCTGGAAAATGGTTAATAATGTTTCACGTGAAACATCTATAAGGAGGAATTCAAAATGAGTAGTACAAACAAAACACCCAACTATGGCCTTCCGCAGTACATCGACACCGATAAACCCACCTTCCTTGGAGACTTTAATGATGCAATGGGTATTATCGACAAGGGAATGAATGACAACAAAAATTCTGCTGGCGAAGGTTCCAACAAAATGGATGAAGCAAATGCAAGAATTGGGGATGCTGAGGAAACGTTAACTGAGACTCAGAATAAGGTGGATAGTATTAGTGGACTTGCGAATACCATCGAAGGTAAAGTGCAGACTGCGTTGACTCAGGCAAATGATGCGGCTACTAAATCTGGAAAGGCCAATACCAATTCTACAGCGGCTGTGAATGCGGCGAATCAGGCTAGTACGGATGCAAATGCGGCGTTACAGCAGGCTCAGGGAAATGTGAGTCAGATTAATGGGCTGGGCGCTAGAGTCTCAGCGCTCGAATCAAGTATTGCAAAAGCGGGAGATTATTTATTAGCAGTATCAACATCTGCCAATGGGACTGGAAATGCCGGTGCTGCAATTGGAAATTATGCTTTTCCAGAAACAATAACAGTAGACAATGAAGAATATACTTTTCTTACTTCTGGAGGATATTCTTCTGCCGCTTTTGGAAATGCAAACTGTATTGTAAATATTACAGATAAAGGTTTCACATCTACGACAAATAACGCTACATTTATGCTTGCAAGTGTAGTCGGGTTTTATGCAAAAACTTCCAAAATAAGTAATTATGTTGTAGATTCTATGACAATTTCTACTAGTACAAAGCCTATTCCAAAAAAAGATGGATATAAATTATTATTTTTTGCAGGTACCGGAAGTGTTTCTGGAAATGGCTCAAAATTTATTTCTGGAAATACTGGGTTATATAATATTGCTGGAAGTTTTAGCAATGCACAGCTAGTTTATGGTAAATGATAACTAGTAACGCATACTTACAGTTACCGGACATGACAGAAAACGCTACAGAACTATGGCCTTTATTTAAGGCTATGGGATGGACAGAATATGCGATTGCTGGAATGTTCGGTAACTTGCAGACAGAAAGTACTTTTAATCCGGGCATCTGGGAAGGATTAAATGCGGGAAACACCAGTGGAGGTTATGGTCTGGTTCAGTGGACACCAGCAACAAAGTACTTTAATTGGTGTAGAGACAATGGCTGGACAGACTATAGTAATTATGAGCACCAACTTGCACGGATACAATGGGAATTAGATAATCATGAACAGTATTACCCTACCAGTAAATATCCATTGTCATTTGCTGAGTTTATAAAATATACGCCTGACACAAGCATTGGAATGACAGACGAACAGTGTGTTAAATATTTAGCGGACGCATGGTTAAAAAACTATGAGCGTCCTACCAATCAGAATCAGCCGAAACGCGGAAGTCAAGCATGGTATTGGTATCAGGTGCTTGCTCAAGGAGAACCTGAACCCCCTCCTGAACCCCCTACTCCCCCACCTGATCCACCACCTGAACCTGAACCAGAAAATGAATATTTATACTTATGGGAATGGAACGGAAATTTTTATCTTAAAATGACACAGAATCCATTGTATTTTTTACCGTGGCAAGTTAGACGTATTAGTACAGATATTGTAAAATATAGAGATACCTTGTTTTATTTTATTGGAAACGGGTACTACAAACCGAAAGGGTAGAAATCATGAAAAATATGGAAATAGCAATACACACCGGGCTTACACTTTTACTTACATGGATAACAGCAGAAACACAAGCTATGTTTCCAGTCATGGTTATACTTCTGTGTTGCATGGTTGTGGATTTTATCAGCGGCTGTGCGAACAACGCGGAAAAAGAAGGATTAAGCTCTAAAGCGGGTGTTAAGGGAATTGTTAAAAAGGTTGGTTATTTATGCGTGATAATTGTGGCTATGTTTTTTGATTACATTATCATGTATGCATTGTCTATTATGGGGCTGAAATATGAAATTACAATGTTCTTCGGATTACTGGTGACTGTATGGTTTATCTTAAATGAGTTGCTCAGTATTCTGGAAAACGTTGCTGGTTTGGGGGTTCCGATTCCTGACTTTTTAACTCGCTATGTAAAAGACGTGAGAGGGAAAATCAATAAAAAGGGGGAGGAAAACTTGCATGATTAAAGGTGTAGATTTAAGTGCGTTTCAAACAGATATAGATTGGGACAAGGCACACAAAAAAATTGAATATGCGATTTTAAGAGCTACTACAAAAAATAATAAACCGGATACACTATTTTATGACCGCGCGGCTTCATGTAAATTATATGGCATTCCATATGATGTTTACAAATATATGTATGCCACCAATCAGGCAGATGCGTATGAGGAAATAAAGGGCGTGCTGAATCTTTTGTTGGACGTTTTCAAAGACAATGTTTCTGTTATCTATCTGGATGTAGAGGATGACAGTTTGCGCAAATTAGGTTCAGAAAAACTTACTAATCTTATTTGTTATGAAGCAAATATGATTAAAGAAGCCGGTTTTAAATTTGGCCTGTACACAGGATTATCATTTTGGAATGAACATAATTTCAACCATGATGAAGTGCTAAAATTACAGCCTATTGTGTGGGCGGCTAGATACCCACACGATAATAAAATAAATTCTTACCCTATTGAGGAAGATATTCCTGTGGGAAGTTTGAACCCGAATTTACCGAATCAGATAGGTTGGCAGTATACGAGCAAAGGTTTTGTGGATGGAATCAAACAGAAAGTTGACCTTAACGCGTTTGACGAAAGCATTTTAAGTCTGCATCCAAAAGAACTGTACGAACTGTTTCTGAATGACGTGTTTAACGGAGAGAGTATCAGCAAAGCTTTAGAAAGTATCGGTTTCGATGGAAGTTATGAGTACAGGAAAAAGATTGCGGCTGTGAATGGAATCCTTGATTATAAAGGAACAGCTGAACAGAATGTGCTTATGCTGAATTTGCTTAAAGCTGGAATTTTGATTAAGCCTTAATAACGTAAGAACGGTGGAGCCGTTTTGACTCCACCGCCTTGTTACTAATCGCGAGATTTCTTATGGATGTTTACTTTGAGGTTTGTTATCGATTGTGCGATTGAGAACAGACCTACTGCGATTAGTATGTTCGTATCTCCGGAGTAAATAAAGAGTGCTAGGGAGAGTACGATTAGAACGTAGTTAAGTACTATCATGTGTGTTCACCTCCTTTGTGTTGGACTGAAGGTTTGACCACCCCACCTACAAGGAATTGTATTATTTACAAATAGAATAAAGAAACTCAAGTGTTTCAGTATTAAGCTTTAGAAACTGTGAAGAAGTTATCGCTCCTAACTTAAAAGCCATTTCAGCTTTTCCAAACACTTGATGTAATAATGTTTCTGCTTTCATATTCTGTGCATATTCTGCCTCGATTAAAAGTGCTTCGAATATTGTGTATTCTTTATTCATTAATATTTACCTCTCTTTCTGAATCCCTATAACTTGTTTCTATAATCATTATAGCATAGTGTGCTGGAAAATGCAAGCTTTATTTTTGCGATGGAGGACAGGGATTTTGGTTTTAAGCATCGCCCAAGGGTCTGTGTCCTCGCCATAAGCATGCGCTGTTGCAATGTCAACCCAGATATCCTCAATTGTGTACCCAAAGGGTATCATGCCACGCTT